ATCAGCAGCGTATGTGTTAACATAAACTTTCATTGCATTATTCAATGTACCAACCATCTTAGTGTTAGTTGGAGCTTCGAACGTACCTTCTGTTGTACGTGCAAACGCTGAAGTAGTTGCTGACTGAAGAATTGTAAGCGCGAATGGCGATACAACAGCCCAGTTACCAGCACCACGACGTGTGCGTTGTGCAATCTTGTTTGCTTCACGGTTGATTAGAACAGCTAGTGCAGCATGCTCGTCACCAACGAAAGTAGCAGTACCGCTTACAGTTGCTTGGTTGTATGTTGAACCAGCTGCACCTGCAAGTGAACTCAATGAAGCAAGAACTTCTTGATCAATCTCAGCAGTGATTTCTTGTGCTAAAGCAGCCATAATTTCTGCTTCAACGTCGATACCATGCATTGACTGTGCGTCTTGTGCAGACTCAAAAGTCCAGCGAGCTGATAGCTTGCGTGACTTAGCTTCTACAGTTTGCTTCAAGATTTGAATGCTTAGTCTGTTACCAGCAGCACCTTCTAGTGCAGCAGTTGAAGCTGCTTTACCAGTTGTAGTGTTGCCTGAATATGCTTCAGCAATCTTGAATGGGCTTAGTGCCTCTTCACCAGCTACGGCGCCTGATGCACCTGAGCCAGCTGTGTCGCTATAGCGAACACGTAGTGTGTGGATTTGGCCCACAGGTCCAGTCATAGGCTGAACACCAACTAATTCGTTAGCAATAACGGTTGGCATTACACGTCTAATGACAGGTAAAATAACACGGTTAAGTGTTGCGACATTACCGGCTGATGTTGCGCCTGCAGTTGCACTCTCTGAAAGATACTTGCGAGTATTTTCCAAAGTTGTTGCCATTACAGATTTCTTTGTGCCACTTAGGCCTTCAAGAAGTGCGCTTTTTGTATCATGCCAGCGGCTTTCTAGTAGTTCCGACATAGTTTTCTCCTTATTTTAAACCAGCTAAACGTCTAATGTCAACGACATTATCATCTTGCATTGAACTAACGTTAGTTTGTGTATCTCTATTGCCTGTAATTTCTTTTGCCTCAGATAAGACTGCCTTCTTTGCCGGAGTATGTCCATCGATAACCGATGGCAGGTACTTATCAAAAGACTTTTGAAGTCTATCGGTTTGTACTGATTCCAGTAAATCTGTCATGATTTCTCTTTGACCTTTATTCAAAGGTGCTAGGAGTTCATTAAGTCTGTTTTTGCGTTCAGCAATCGCTGTTATACGCTTGATTTCACTGTCTTTAGATTCAGCTAATACTTTTGCTTTAGCAGCAAATGCTTTCGCTTCAGCTAATTGTTTGTCTTTCATAGCAACAACTTGCATTAATTTTGCAGTTTCTGAATTTTCGTTCAGATGACTTGTTGCATATTCTGAAGCAAATGCTTCAAATAGCTTGCGACCGAAATCGTTTCTACGTGCTTCTTCAATATCTTCTTTAAGTTGGCTCATTTCTCCCTTAAGAGTTGATTCAACTATAGCAGATACCTTCGCAGCACTCTTTGCGATAAAAGTTTGTTTAACTTCTGCAAATTTGTTTTTAGCTTCTTTAATAAGTTTTACCTTAGTTTCAGCTAAGTCTTTTTTGTCTTCGTGGAATTCTGCAATTTCTTTAGCTAATGCATCAACGATGAAATTCTCAAGCATTGCAAATTTACTTGCAATAGCCTTTTGATCTTCATGCAGTTCAGAAACTTCCTTTACTAGTGACTCGGCAACAAAGCGCTTCATTAGTTCTGCGTTTTCACGCATTGCTACTGCATACTTTGCTTTTGCTTCAGCTAGTTGTTTGCGGTCTTCTGCAAACTCTTTGATTTCCTCTGCAAGACGCTCAGAAAGCATAGCATCAATAGCTTCAACCATAGTTGACTTATCATGCTCATACTTTTTTGCAAATTCTTCACGTAACTCAGCAGTTGCCTGCAATTTGTTTTCTTGAATCTTTGCATTCCATGCGCCTTCGATGTCTGCACGAACTTCTTCAGAAACTACATCGTTTTCGAAAAGTGTTTTAAGTGCTTCCAACATATTTTGTCTCCTTTTATTGGAGTCGACTGATTATATTAATCAGCGATTCTTTTAAGTACTTCTGTGCCTTAGTGTCGTGTTTTGTTGCCTGTGCTAATTCATACGCCTTCATACCACCACGAGCATTCATTAGGTGCTCGTAAATGGGTGTAGGATATGCTCCAGGGGCGCTTGGCTGGGCCACGACGTCCACTGTTATAATTTCGAAGTCGCTAACGTTGCCGCTACCGTCTTCAGATACGTTACCTGAACCTCTTGATGAAACACCTAGTTTCACACCGCTTTCAAGCATAGTGCGAACTAGGTTTCCCATTGGAGTTGGTAAGATTTTTAGTTTTCCATAACCGTTAGGGCCATCCATCCAGCATTCGCTGATCATATGACTTACACGGTCGAGGTTAATGTTAAGACCTTCTGGATGATCGACTTCTCCGAGTACACTGTAGCCACCCTCGATTTGTTCGCTGAGAGTTTTGACAGCCCTGCCAATTTCATTTACAGGATACACACGCTGGTTAGCGTTGCGTACTCCGCCCTGTATACAAATACCCTTCATATACAGGTCTTTTCCTTCGTTAGCAGACTCAACGACAATTTTCGCTTGGTCGAAACTAAGGTGTTCTCGTAAGTTTTTCATTCAAACTTCCTTACTTATTTGCCGACGATAGATTTTTTATTGTCAGCAGTCTCTGGCTTGCCCTTTTTCTCAGCGCCATGGCCAGGTTGTGATGCTGTTTTAGTAGCACCTTTAGCGCCAGGAACATTTACGTTTCCAGCGTTATCTTCTTTAGCCGAGTTAGCTTTCCCGCCTTTTTCATCTGCACCTTGTGCAATGTTACTAGCAGTTCCACCCATGTCGTTAGCGCCAGCTACAGTTGACTTGGTGTTTACACCGTTGTCACCCATTTTTGCTGTTACTTTTTCAACATACTCGCGCATTGTTTCTGCTTCTGATTTTTTACCAGTTGCTTCTTCAACTTCTTTGTCAGCTGCTTCAAAGTTAAATGACTCTTCTTCGGCTTCTTCTTCGTCGTCGCCTTCTTCGTCATCCATATCCATGTCGTCCATGTCGTCGCCAGCTTCTTCACTGTCGTCACCGG